GCAAGGTGCTCAGCAGTTTGATGATGCTACGAAGAAAATTAAACGTGGTGCGACGGATGTAGATTCGTCTGTAAAAAAGACAGATAAGTCTATAAATACTTTCGGTGCATCGGCGAAGAAAGTCGCAGTTGGATTGATTGGTGTTGCAGCAGCATACAAAGGATTAAGATTTGCTATATCTTCGGTAAAAGAATTCGCAGACTTTGAAATGGGTCTTGCGAATGTTTCAACGATGCTTGATGATGCGACCATGAAGTATATGCCGGGATATGAGAAGCAAGTTAAAAAGATGGCCAGAGAATTTGGTCAGTCAACAGATACTCTTTCAAAAGGTTTATATGACATTTTGTCTGCGAGTGTCAGTGCAGATAAAGCAATAAAAGTTTTAAGAGTTTCGAGTAGAGCGGCTATTGCTGGTTTAACTGATACAGGAACGGCGGCGGATGCATTAACAACTATTCTAAATTCTTATGGATTAGAAGCTGGGGAAGCGTCAAAAATTAGTGATATTTTATTCGCAACGGTTAAAGCTGGTAAAATAACTTTCGGTGAATTAGCCAGTTCAATCGGTAAGGTTTCTTCTTTAGCAGCAGCAGTAGGATTAGATTTTACAGAGGTGAGTGCGGCGATATCTACTATGACTCGTGCTGGTGTTTCATCAGATATTGCGATGACATCATTAAAGGGGATATTAACAACTTTTCTTAGTCCTCAAAAAGAAAACATTTTAGTTGCTGCGAAGCATGGATTAGCGTTAAATGCGAATACACTTAGAACGATTGGTTTAACTGGTTTAGTCCTCAAAAAGAAAACATTTTAGTTGCTGCGAAGCATGGATTAGCGTTAAATGCGAATACACTTAGAACGATTGGTTTAACTGGTGCGATTGAAAAGTTAAAAGGAGCAACTGAAGAAGACATAGCAGCTATATTTTCTAATGTAAGAGCATTAACAGGCGTTGCAGCGATACGTGGGAATCTAACTGGTCTTATAGAAGATCAAGAAAAAGCTACAAATTCATTAGGAAAAACCGAACAAGCTTATCAAAAAATAGCTGAAACGACAGGACAACAATTGAAGCAACTTACAGAAGATTGGAAAGCAATGAAAGTTGCTGCTGGAAGTTTCTTTCTTAAGATTCCTGGTTTTATAACAGAAGCGGGTAAACTTTTAGATACTCTTGAAGAATTGAGAGAAGCACAAAAAAGAGCGGGAAGAGGCGGGCGAACTCCGATGATTGGTTTTGGTGGTGATTATACTCCGAAAGCAGCCAAATCTCAAAAGATCGTACTTCCGAGTATTGAATTTCTTGGGCGACAACCAAAAGAAGTTGTTGAAAATTTAATAAAAGATTTAGAAGTGATTGGTCAACATGTTCCCGGACCAATAAGACAATTACTTGAACCAGCAATAGAACAAGTAGAAAAATTGAATAAAGCCGCGAAAGAATTGAAAAGGTTTAATGAAGCATTAGCGAAAATGGTTCCCACTATTAATCTTCCTGCAATGCTTGAAGAAAAAATAAAACCCAAAGAAACAAAAGAAGAACAAAAATATATTGATGATCAAGCAAAAGCATATCGCCGACTTTATGATGATTTAAGTCAGATGGGCAAAACAAATTATGATTTTAGAAAACAACTTTTAGATGAAGAGAGAAAAGAGTATGAAATTTTTATTAAAGATAAAATTCTTTTAGAGGAATGGTATGCTGGACGAAAGGCAGAAATTGATAATGAAATGATGATAGCTTCGGATAATTTCTTTGCTGGATTTGGTGCGGGAATCGATCAAATGAAATTAGATCTAACCACTTGGGGGGAAGTTGGTGCATCCGTCGCTCAAACATTGAAGTCAGCTACATCTGAAGCTGTAATTTCAATGACTTCTGATTGGAGCAGTTGGGAATCTGCTTTAGAAGGTATTGGTATCAGTGTAGCAAAAACTGCTCAAAAAATGATAGCAGATATGATCACTATGCAAATAATTTCTGCGGCTATTGGTGGCATTGGTGGATTATTTGGTGGAGGAGCGGGTACAACATTTGAAAATCCAATGGCTATTTTTGGTGCTCCATCAGCAAAAGGAAATATTTTTAATAATGGCTCAATTGTTCCTTTTGCAAAAGGTGATATACTGAATCGTCCAACAATCTTTCCAATGTCTAATGGAGGTGTTGGTTTAGGTGGTGAAGCAGGTGCTGAAGCTATAATGCCTTTAGGAAGAGATAAATCTGGTAGATTAGGTGTTCGAGCAGAAGGCGATGGAGGTTCGAAACAGCCAATAAAGATTATAAATATTATGGATCAATCAGAAGTTAATGAATACTTAAATTCTGCGGATGGAGAAAAAACAATAGTAAATATAATGAGACGTAATAGTAACGAAATTAATGTTTAAATCGTGAAGTTAGTCGCGTGACTTTTAATTTTATTAACTCTTTTGAAAGGGTATGATTATGGGTAGTTTTAGTGATTATTTGGAAGATGCGTTAGTTGATCATGTTTTTGGTACGGGACATACAAGGTCTTTGACTTATGCTCAAACGACTAAGTATATTGCTCTTTGTACCGCAAGAGTAACAGATTCGAATACTGGTACAACAATTGATGAACCTGCGGGTGGTTCTTATGCTCGTGTAAGATGTCGCACATGGGATGAAGCGTCTGCCGGAGCAACTGAGAATTCACAGGATATTACTTTCCCGACTGCAACAGCGGGATGGGGTAAGATTCTTGACTTTGCTATTTGTGATACTCTCACGACTGGTAATGTTCTCGCTTATGGTAGTCTTACTGTTAGCAAGGTTGTACAGACTGGTGATACTCCGAAGTTTTCAACAGGAGATATTGATATCACTCTTAATTAATTTTATTGTGTATGATCCTGGCGGCGATGGGCAGGATGATGAGGAGGACTTACAATGAGCGAAGAAAAAAAGATTCAAAAAGTTTATTTAGCTATTCTTAATTATGGTGAACTAAGAAGTGAGATAACTTCAACAGTTATTCCTGCGATGAGAGAAACTTCTGGTGTTAAAGTTATTTGGGAATTTCCAAGTAAAACGTGGGCGAATCCAATTGCCAGTAATCGAAATAAAATAGTAAAACGATTTCTTGAAACTGATTGTGATTATCTTTTAATGATAGACGATGATGTAGTTCCTCTGCATAATCCTTGTGAATTAGTTCATGCAGATAGGGATATTATTGGTTCACCTGCGATAGTTCGTAGCACTGGTAATATAGCGGTTTGGACAGCTTATGTCCCTCATAAGGATGGTTATGGTTATTCAGCGGTTGATTTAGATTCTTACGATGATATGATTGAAATTCTTGAAGTCGCTATAGTGGGGACGGGTTGTATTTTAATAAAACGAAAAGTTTTAGAAACATTAAAAGCTCCATTTAATTGTGAATTTGATGAAGATGGAGTTTTAACTTTCGGTACTGACTTTGCTTTTTGTCGAAGAGCCACACAAGCTGGATTTGGTGTGTACACCACGACTCATCGCAGATGTGAGCATTTCAAACTTGTTGGTTTTAGTGATATGACTGCTTGGGATACAATAAATTATTTTGATAGATCTAATATGGTTTATAATATTCCTTGGGGTGAAAAGAATATATCTCAAAAAGATTGGAAATTTATAAAAACATATATAGAAAAAATAAAACCTAAACGTATTTTAGAATTTGGTTGTGGTCTTTCTTCTTTTCTTATGTCTGAATTTTGCGATGTCACCAGCTATACAACTGATAGGGAATATGCAAGATTAATGAGATTAAAATGTACTGATAAAAATAATCTCACCATAAAACTTTGGGATGGAAAGATTTATCCAACTACAGATGATCCTCCACATCACTATAGAAAATTTGATTTCTGTTTTATAAATGGACCGGAAGAAATATTACAAGGTGGGGTAGGAAGAGAAACTGCTGTAAGAATGGCAGCACAAGTTTCGGATCATATAATTTTGCGTGATGCAGGATGTACTGAAGAAGAATACCACCAAAGAAAATATCTTCGAAGTATTTTTAGATTAGAAAGAAAAAGTGGCGATCATATTACGAGATGCCATTATTGGAAAAGACGTCCACATCCTGTAACTTTGGGAGATGTGTTAAAACAATTGGCTCAACAAGAAGATGGTGTGACTGGCGTAATTAACGGGAATGATATAACAGACAGTTCTCCTGGAGAATGGTATGAAATAACTTTCGATTCTCCCATAAGTTTAACTAATGGAATCAAATATGCAATAGTATGGAGAGCAGTAGGGAATTCAGTAAATGTACGAAATGATAATACTGGTGATTATGTTGATGGTCGTTATTGTTATTCAAATGATTCTGGGGTAAATTGGGGTTTCGTAGCAGCTAAAGATTTTGTATTTGAAACTTATGCTGGTGAATTTCTATTATTAGGATCAGTTACTGAAGTTTCTGATGTCTCGGGTGTTTTAAGTAAGCAAATAGAAATACAGGGTTCCACCACAGAAACTTCTAATGTTTCTGGAGTTCTTAATAGTATTCCATTAGCAGGTTCTATCGATGTTACTTCTGGTGTTCTTGGGGAAATAGATTTACAATCTGAATTTATTAGCTCTATAATAGAAACTTCTAATATTTCTGGAGTTTTCAAACTATCAGTAGGGTTTAAAGGTTCTGTTGTAGAAATATCTAATATCTCCGGTATTTTAAATCCTTTATTAGGTTGTAGCGGTTCTATTACAGGGGTTTTAAATGTTAAAGCATTAATGGATGGTATGCCATTAGCAGGAATTTCTAATGTAATCAGTTCTATTAGTGGTGTTATTGATAGAACTCCGATTTTAATAAGCTCTTTAATTGCAGAAAGTTCAATTTCTGGTTATTTGACTATTATTCCTGATTTTAACGCTACGACTTTATTTTGGAGACCTGAAAATAATATCGTTGAGACTTTAGAATGGAAGACCAGCATATTAAAAGCTCATAACGGAGATGAGCAACGAATAAAAATTCGACAAACTCCAAGACAATACTTTAGATTACAATTAATGTTAGATTTGGAATCAGATAATGATAAAATAAATACTTGGTTTGATTCTATAATTCACACTTGGCAAAAGAAAACTTGGCTCTTACCTATTTGGGTAGAATATGTTGAGCATTCAGCAGATATTTCAATTAAAGATGATATTATAAATGTTGATACAACTTTTGCGGATTTTAGAAATAATAGTAAAGCTATAGTTTGGAAATCATCAACTGAATATGAAGTGATTACCATAGATACAAAAACTGATTCTCAATTGAATCTTAGTTATTCTATGCTGAATTCTTTTACTGGTCATAAATATATTATACCAGTAAGAACTGCAAATATGATTTCTTCAAGTAAGAAAGAAAAAACAAATTCTCAAGTTACTTCGATAGACTTAATTTTTGCAGTTTATGATAATATTGAAATCACAGATTATACTTTTGATACCAATTATGATGGCTACGAAGTATTAGATATTCCTGCTTTTATGGATGATATTCATTTGGAGAGCAGCGATGGTGATATCCTTATTACTGATTTTGAAACAGGTATTTTTAAAGTAGAAAGTCATAGCACTTTTAATATATTAACTCAAAATCATAATTTCTTTAATGATACAAAAGCAGAATGCTGGAATTTCAGAAAATTTCTACATTCATTAAACGGCAGACAAAAAACTATTCTCATCCCCACTTTTAGAGATGATGTTATTCAAACTGATAACATTGAAGCTTTAGATACATCCGTAAATATTGAGAATATTAAACTCGCAGAAAATATGGCATTTAATTCTTTAAGAACGTATATTGGATTCTACTTCCCTTTAACAAATACTTTAATCATTAGAAAAATTACTGCTATTACTGAATTAGATTCTAACGAAGAGCAAATTACATTCAACTCTAATTTAGGTTTAGGTTCTGATATCATAAAGGGAGATTGTAGAATTTGTTTTGTAGATAGATGCAGATTAGCTTCTGATAGAATTCAAATCCACTGGCCTTATGCTCATAGGAATGAATGTAGAACTGATTTTGTGAGGGTTTCATAATGGCTTTGGTTGATTTGGGTGATCCTGCTAATTCTCCTATTTCTGGAACAACTGCGTTATCTGGTTCTCTTTATATTCATAATTATTTAAACGATGAACAAAGTGAACAAGATGGACAACCTGTCGAATTATACTTGTTTAATAAAGAAGATACAGATTATTGGTCTTATACCAGCACTGATTATAATATTTCTTATGATGGTAGAGATTATGTAGGGGTTTTAATTCGCAGAGGAGACATCACTCTAAATTCTAATTCATTAAAAACTCAATTAGAAATTGAAGTTGATTTATCTAATCCATTTGCCAGATTATATATAAGAGAACCGATAGAAGGTGTTGTACGATTAACAATTTATAGAAGACATGGGAATGATTATAAAGTTTATTGGCGGGGATATGTACAAGGAGTAAAATTTAAAGCCACGAAGATACAAATAATAGCTGGATTAAAACTTAATAGATTAAGACGTGGCGGGCTACAACGGAAATTTTCACGCAATTGTGAACTTGCTCTTTATAAAACTTGGTGTACTGTTATAGAATCGAGTTATCAAACTGCTGCTACAGTAGATTCTGTAATTAGAAATGTAATCACTGCTACAGAATTTACTGGTGAAGTTGATGGCTATTTTAAAGGTGGTATTTTTAGAACAGATAATGGGAGTTGTAAACAAAAAATAATTTATCATGTAGGAGCAACTATTAAAATTGCTCGTGCGGTTTCTGCCATATCTGTTGGGGATACTTGTACAGTTTCAGCAGGGTGTGATCATTTAAAATCAACTTGCAAAGATAAGTTTAATAACAAATTAAACTATGGAGGACAACCTTATTTACCAGATAAGAATCCATTCCTTGGTGATCCGGTTGTATAATTCATGTTTCAATTAAATAAAATAAAATTTGTATTGTTTCAAATTTTCGCAGCAATTCTATACATAGATTTAATGCTAACTCCAGAGCCGGTGGTGATAGAAGGTGAACCACAATTAGCATTTTGGAATTTTGTAGTTCAAGTTGCGATTATGGTCGTTCTTTCGATGTTATTGGCTCCTAAGCCAAAAACACAAACTCCAAAACCATTAGGATTAGAACAATTTGATTTACCGACAGCAGAAGAAGGGCGACCTATTCAAGTTTTATTCGGGAAAAAATTTGTCGCTTCTCCGAATGTTGTGTGGTTTGGACATTTAAAATCTCAAGCAGTTAAAGCGTAGGAATTAAAGATGGGTCTTTTTGGCAGTAAAAAGAAACAAGTCATCGGTTATAAGTATTCTTTAGGGATACACATGATAGCTGGTCATGGTAATATGGATGCTTGTGAAAAAATTAAAGTGGGTGAAAAAATTGCTTGGGAAGAATCTAATATTCTAAAGGAATCTTTTATAGATGGTATATCTCCAGCTAACGTTTATCCTCATATATGGTTTGCCCAAACTTTTACAGCCTCTTCTAATTATTCTTTAACTTCTGTAGCATGTCCGCTATATAGAGCTCCAACTCAAAATCCTGGAATCGTAACTGTTAATATTTATGCTGTTGATGGGAGTGGTCATCCAACTGGAGATGTTTTATGTTATGGAACTACAGATGGAGATACATTGCCGACTTCTTATGGTTCAAGAGTATGGAGGGAATTTGTATTAAACACTCCCGTAATATTAGTATCTGGCACAAAATATGCGATAGTGATGTATCCAACAGAGAGTGAGGCGAATGATGCAGTGACTTGGAGCGGAGATATTGAT